CCTAAGGGCTTAACTACCTGATATATCAGGTTTAAATCACATCATATATGAGTGATCATTCGGTTACTCCATAACTATAGGAGTAAGGCTTATGCCAACCGAACCGCTCGTGTATACACGAACTCGCAACAAAGAGGCATTGCCTATTAAGGCCCTCAATGTCGCTAGTTTTAGTGCTGTCCCGTCTGGAGGTTATGTTAAATATAACACAACCATTATAGCCAGATCGGGTGGTGTAAAATTACCACCTTATGGGTACATTTCGCACTATGCAAGTGCAACTGTACGTTTAAGTATCGCACAGGTCGCGGGGCCTATAGAATGTGACGTAACTCGTACTTTAGAGTTATTAGTCGTATTCCCACAGCCAACCCGACCTATCGAAGAGGGGCAGTATGTCACCCCTGTGGTAAATGCACACGCAGTAGACTTTGTCAAATCTGCTTGCCAGAACTCCGACGGGAAAGTAAACCCTGAGGATTTCATCCCAAAAGGAGTCCGTGCAAGTATGTTTGATAGCCCCACGCCGGAGTTTCACCGTAAGGTAAACAAAGGCGAGATATTCAATAAGCCGGTGGTAAATGAAAAAACCACTTGGGATTATGATTATTGGGCAACGGTTCCTACAAGTTCCGTCGAGTATACTCTTTCTACAGGAAATCAAGTAAACTACTCAGCAGCTAGTAACACTACTAGCCGAGCAATCCTTGACAACCTGATGCCTACCCCTGCTAATCCCTTTTGTGCTAGTGATCTTTTACTAGTACTTAATGAACAGCTTGGGCTTGAGTGTTCTGATTATTTACGTAATAATGTAATATCAGACGCTTATGGCAAAGTGAATGCCGGTAAGTTTTCTTACTTGGTTGAAGCTTTAGAAGGCGGCGAAACGTTTACATTCCTTAAAAAACGAATCACACAGTTAGTATTACTACTACGTGATCTGAAATCTGGAAAATGGAAACGTAACGCGCCCTTAGCATATAAAAAACTTAAGAAAAGGTGGAAATCACTTTCTCCTAAGCAGCGTAAACAATATATCATTAGCAATTTTGCTGATGCATGGATGGAAGCGCGATATGCTGTACGACCATTATTGATATCTATAAACGATTCAATAGACTTGTACAATAAGGGTTTAGGCGTGGCACGCGAACGTTTTTCTGAACGTTCTTTTGAAAATCTTGTAATTCAAGGTGAACGTATATTCGAAAAAGAACAACCGAACGGAGATATTTACCGTTATAATTGTGCTTATTCGTCAGAACATACCTATACTGCCGGCGTATTATTGGAAGCAACAAGCCCCAATATGTACGCACAACGACAGCTAGGTTTCACTGCAATTGCAATCAGTCTTATGGAAGTAGTTCCATACTCGTTTGTAGCCTCTTGGCTATTAAATTGGGATGGTCTACTTTATAAGATGTCGCCTAACATTGGCGTTAACCCGTTGGCAGCTTGGTCTACTTTTAAACGTTTTACGTTTGTAAGTGGAACCGTGGAATGCGTCCGGGACGATGTCGTTATAGAAACATTGTCTTTCGACATTGTAAACGACTCGTTCGATCGCAAACCCGAAACAAGCCCGCCGTTACTTAACCTGGATATCAATCTCGATATCTATAAAATGATAGACATATCAATCTTGATACGTCAGCTCTCTTTAAAGAGGCCAAAAGTTTATCACTTTAATAATTAGAGGATCAAAAACATGATCATATTGAAAAACCAAGCAGCAGCAAACGTTGACTATGCATTATACCGCACAGTTGGCGATCGTTCTACGTATTCTGGCCCGTTAAAAACGGACATTTACGCGGACACACTCGTGATTACTTCTACTGCGCCTAAGAAATCGCGCACTAGTAATGGAAATCGTCGTTCATCTGTTAACTTGCTTACGTCTACTTCTGTAGCGCATCCAAGTGATGGCGGAATGATTGATTTGAATCGAAAACTAGAACTTGTAGGCAGTTACCCAGTAGGGACAACTGACGAACAATTTATGGAAGACATCTCGCGTTTACGCAGTTTGTCTGATAGCGAGTTTCTTGCTATCTTCAAAACAGGTAAGATCGAATTCTAATCAACTGATTAGTTTTTAGTTTTACACCATAAATTTACAAGGAATTAGTTATGATCCAAACCGACATTACTAAGAGTAATTTGGCGGCCAAAAAGCTTGCCATGAGCAAACAGGTTTATAATGTAGACCCGTTTGCTTTACTAAGAGTGTATACTATAGGCACCCGTGACCTTTTCTCAGATGACCTTGTTAGTCGCATATTAAAAATATGTGCAACTAAAGATGTTCTTGGTTATCTGAAGCTAAGTTCCGAACTTGATAGCCTCTCAAAGAATTATGAGACTGAAAGTTCAGAGTTAGTTAAAGGTCATCGCACGCTATGTTCACTGTTGAAGAAATACCCTTTCACAAATGTTAAAGGCCTGGACCCTAAGCAAACGTCAATCAATAATTGGTTGGCAGCCGAGGAACAGTGCAAAAACACAAATGAGCGTTTACGCCCATTTGTACTAACAGGAAGAGATATTCCTTCGTTCATTCACCGTGCCCGTAAATTAATACGTGATTGCATCGGTAAATGTGACAGCAATCGCCAGATGAAAATCCTGGCGAATTGCGAACATGGCGGTGGTAGCGTACTAGAAACTACTAGTTTCTCTTACACTTCTCCTTATTTTAAATTTGGGAAAGTATCGGTAGAAGAAAACCTTAATCAATTAAAGGTTACTTCTGCCGCGCGTTACTATAGTTTTGCTGCTATATCGATGGTACCTCGCTGGGTTGATTACCTAGAGGGGTTGTCTAAGCGTAAGGAAATTCCTTACTATTGGACTTCAAGAGCCGTTAAACAACTTATGTTGTTTAAAGACTCGACCGAAATAGCAGAACATGAGCGTATCGCACATGTGTTTAAGTCCGCACTAACAATGCGGCCTATCGGAATAGGCGCCTCCTTAAACATGTTCCTCCAGTTGGCTGTTAAAAGCGATCTGGAAGCATGTCTTAAAAAAGTAGGTGTAGATTTAACAGACCAGACTAAGAATCAAGAGATGGCCCGCTTAGGGTCCATCGTGAGCGATCTACTTGCTCATTGTGACTTAGACCAATATAGTACTGTTGATCTCAAGTCAGCATCTGATACCATAGCCGAGCTATTGGTTAAGTTGTTGTTACCTGAAGATTGGTTCGATTTCCTTAATGCGCTCCGCCATAAAGGCGGCGTTGATGAAGATGGACACGTCCATCATTACAACAAATTTAGCGCAATGGGAAACGGATTTACCTTTCCGCTCGAAAGTCTCATATTCTGGGCAATAGCGAAAGCTACCGCAGAAGACGAAGATGTAAAATTAAAGCAACGCGATCTAGCCGTTTATGGCGACGATATAATCGTTCCTTTGAGAGTAGCAACTCCCCTTGTTAGAAATCTAGAATGGTGCGGTTTTACCGTCAACACTGATAAATCTTTTTTCAGTGGCCATTTCAAAGAATCTTGCGGGGGGGACTATTATCGAGGCACAAATGTACGACCTTTTTACTTGAAAAGAGAATTAACTTCTCAAGAGGACATATATTTTGTATGTAACAGACTACTTCCAGCTTCTTTGGCAACTGATCGCCACGGGGCTGGAAATCGCGCTATATACACTTTTTTATTTGAGTGTTTAGCGCCGAACTCGCGTAACTATGTGCCACTTTCGAGTGTATATAGTTTACGCGCCTTAGAGTTCGAACCCGGCATGTACAGTCGCAAAAAGATCAGTAAATCGATCTCAGACTGTATTGATGGGTTGGCAGTTCCTTTCTCCTTCATTAGTAATGATGAAACAAGCAATTGTTTTCTGACTACTCGTGACAAGGTGAAGTTATTTAACTCCGGTTACTTTGGTTATATCCCAAAAGATCAGGATAAACGCCAAAAAATGTTACAGGGTATTATTAACTGTAATTTACCATGCTATTTACAAACAATTAAGAGTCCAGTACGCTATAAAGCGAAACGAGATCTCCAATTGTATTTAATGTATTGGCAAAGTAAAAAAAGCGAGGATGACATGTCTCCGTACTCTAATCAGGTACTTAAGGACATGATATCTTCAAACGGACAAGTAGGAGTCACTCTACGTGATTCTTATCGGTACGTCTCGCGGTTAACCTTCATACCCTCGTGGGATGGATGGGCTAACCAAGCTAGCAAGCTCAGGCATCCCATATGGGCTTGTACCATTTAAATTCGGG